AAACTTTCGGAAAATTCCTTGATGATTCCCAGACTAACCGAACTCTCGACCGATTGCAAGACCTTTTTTTGCCCATAATTAAATACATGTTATTGATATATAATGGTTTTCCTGGTCAATGTGTTATATATATACCTGGTGTCTTATAAGTATATCGTAATGTGTTAATGCGTTAATGCGTTATAGGGATGCGTCTCTTCTGCGTATGATACTAAACATTCATTTATCTTAAATTTTATAATTAGCCTTGAATCCCTAATTAGAACGGTTCTAAACAACCTTGGAAAGCCACGGTGAGCAAGGCTTTCAAGAATAGGCTTGACTATTATGGGGATTAGTGTAAGCTAAAATTGTGGATTAGTCGCCACAAGCTAGTTTAGAATGGTTCTAAATTAGGATAATAATCTTAACAAAGGATATAAGATGACTAATAAAAAACAAACTCTTAAAAAAGAGTCTTACAATGGCAATGAAGTCTATACTTTAGGAAATACTAAAGTTTTTCTTAATACCATTAATCATAATAACCTTGCAAAGGCTATGGAATTTCAACAAGAAAAGTTTGACTTTGTTTCTTGGTCACAACTAAAGAGCAATGAAATTATCCATAGTTCTCTTTTAGGTAAAGGAATGACGTTTGCCAATTGGCAGAAGTTTTTTACCAAACTTGAGACGCCTAAGACTAACATCGTTTATCAAGGCGTAATGCTTTTAGGTAAATGTTTGGCTAATGGTGAAGGTATTGGAAAAATTTCTGATACTCCTAACAATCAAGTAGCTAGTAGCCCAACGGCGAATCTTGATACTACGGAGATTGTCAACCAAGTTATCAGACAATTAAAGCAAGGTTTAGCTAAATAAATAATTAGCTTGACTTTTTAAAAAGAGATCTCTCAAAGCCTGGGGGATCTCTTTTTGCTATGGGGATCAAGAAAATTACACCTTGCAGCAGCTTTTATATATTGTGTCTACCATAGACAAAATGAGCAGATTTTCAAATATGGCCCCTTACTTGTAAATCTAGGGTACCCATACCCCTACCTAAAACTTTAGACTTTGTAAAGACACCGATCATGAACTTGCCTTGCTCTANGCCGGGTCTTACCGTGTAGTGTTTACCACTAGTCTGGCAAAAGAATTCTACATCTGTAAATCCTGCTTGTTTACCCATAGCCTCAAACTCAGCTGGAGTGTAATGCTTATAATGAAACTCATTGATTGGTGGTAGTTGGTGGGGTCGTACACATTCGTTCGGAGACGAGACTATAAATATATCGGACTTCTCCGCAGCCAGGTCAAATACATCTTGCCCCAACTCTGGTGGTATGTGTTCTATAAACTCAAACGATACGACAGCATCATAGGCGGGTCTTAACGTTTGTGGTTCCAGCTTGGTAATGTCGGTGACAATGTAGTTAACCTTACCGACATCACGGCTAAAAGCTTCTTCAAATACATCATGCGCTTCTGTTGATTTATCAATGCAGTCAATCGAGGCGCATAATAAGTTATGCATAATCACAGAACCATATCCAATACCACAACCAATATCTAAAATGTTTTCAGGTTTAAGATCTTTTAATTTCTTGACGGCAAAGTTATATCGTTCTAAATGATCGGCCCTAATATTGTTAGGATCCATAATACGTTCTACCATTATACATCTACTTTCATAATACATCCTTGTTTCCAAGAACGAGCCATAGGTATGACTTTACGTTTAAATTTTATACACCATTCACTTAAAGCTTTCCATTCTCCCTCTTCCCACTTTGGATATGGGGATATGTGGGAGGGTAAAAGATCATCAAAGCGCAATAAGGTACCACTAACAATCTGATCATTAAGTAGTGATAGAATTGTTTGAGTAGACTTATATAAATCGCAATCGATATTGATAAATGATATGTGTCCTGTGTGATCTTTTTTCCAAACCGGTATGGTATCTTCAAACCATCCTTCATGTAAGACAACATTAGGAACAACTCTTGGTAATTCACTTACCGCAAAGTGTCCCTTCTCAATAACTTTATGACCCATGAACCATTGTTCAGGTAATCCTTCAAAGCTATCAAAACCATGAAAGTTTACTTTCTTATTTAAACTAGCCAGATAATTTATAGACTTACCTTCAAACACACCGAATTCCATGTAATGTCCTTTAGGATTCTGAATGTTTTGCATACAGAACTGATATTCCATAACTCGATGGTCTAAAAGAACCATGGGTTGGTATAAAAACTCTTCGGGTCTCATAAACTGGATCATAAACAATCACTTGCATATTGTCAATTAGTCGTTTATATTATTCCTACCAGTCGAATCCACTTAGTTATGTTCTAATTTAACTAAGTTTTAAGCTTCACTTGTCTCCTACAGCTTTGGAATCCTGGTATACGAAGAGAAGGGAGTGATGGTTGTGGGTTATTATCCTCCCTTCAAAGTTTTTAAGACTATGACTGCAAAAAAAGTACACATTCTTTACGGTAAAATGACAGAAGAAGAGTTAATTAACTTGTATAAAGTTAAAAGAGAGGCGAGAATATATGGAGGTGGCGAAGAATTAAAAGAAATACAGAAAGAATTAGAGCGCCGAAGACTAAGACGAATACAAAAAACTAACCCAGAGGAGTATGAAAAGAGAATGTTAGAAAAACCAGAAGACAATAACGTAAAAGTTCCTACATTTCGTGGACTCACAGCTATGCAAGAGAAATTTTGCATGGAATTTGCTGGTCATGGGGACGAAGTNAAGGCATATTTAGCCGCAGGNTACCAACCAGACAAGAATGATGCACGAACNAGAGCCAAAGCTAGGGTAATTATGAAAAATGAAAAGGTTATGGAGCGAATTAAAGAGTATCAAGACGAAGCTGTAACTAAAATTACGTGGACAAAAGAAAAAGTTCTTGAAAGACTAGCAAAAGTTTACAATGAAGCTATGCAAGACAGTGATTTTACAAATGCAAACAAATCTATGGAACATATTGCTAAACATTTAGGCATGTTTGTAGATAAAGTAGAGCAGACTGTAAAGACAACTGGCTTTGAGAGTGGTGATAAGAAGAAAGACGTGGAAAGACTGGTAAAAATTGCAGGTCTCAAAGTCGTATCGTCAAACAATGACCCTAAAAAGTAATGAATCTATAAGCGACGAGGATATTGCCAAGCTTCGTCACCTTGCATTCCAAAATGTTCGTGATAATTTCTCTGGATTTATAGAAGCCTTTGCCCCAAAGCTTGTTGCTGACTTTAAAATGGGTAAGCACATAGATGTTATCAGTAAAAAACTACAACAAGTCGAAGAAGGTTCTATTAAAAGATTGATGGTGTTCTTACCACCTCGTAGTTCTAAATCATTAATATGTTCTAAACTGTTTCCCGCTTGGTATCTAGGTCGACACCCCAATCATGAGATACTATCGGTGTCACACAGTGATCAATTAGCTTCTGACTTTGGTAGAAGTGTAAGAGATGTGGTAAATGACCAAGACTATCAGTCAATATTTGAAGGAGTCAAGTTAAGATCCGATGTTAGAGCTGCTGGTAAATGGCAGACAAATAAGAACGGTGTATATGTAGCAGCTGGTGTACGAACACAGATAGCTGGTCGTGGTGCGCATGTAGCTTTACTTGATGACGTAATGTCAGAGGAAGATGCCTTTAGTGAAGCGGGTCGTCGCTACATTAAAGAGTGGTATCCAGCTGGTTTACGAACCAGACTTATGCCGAATGGCTCTATTGTTATTATTAATACACGATATCACGAGGATGATATTTGTGGGTGGTTATTATCAAGTCAAGGTGATGGTACAGACAAAGCTATGAACTGGGAAGTTATACGAATACCGGCATGGGTTGATGATAGTAGTAGTAAAATTCTTAATCTACCAGTCGGTGAGTCATACTTTCCAGAATGGAAACCAAAAGAAATATTAGAGAATGATGAGGCAGAGATTCGTAGACATAACGGTTCACGATATTGGGAATCATTGTATATGCAGAACCCAGTACCAGACGAAGGTGGTATTCTTAAAAAATCGTGGTTTAGAATTTGGGATGAAGCCGAACCACCACAGTGTGATTTTGTAATACAAACTTTGGATACAGCATTCTCAACAAGAACAACAGCAGATTATAGTGTCATTCAAACGTGGGGTATCTTTGTTACAACCGAAACAGATAGTGACGGAGTTGAACGAGATATCGGTAATTTAATTTTATTAGGTAATGTTCGAGGCCGATTTGAATATCCAGAGTTACGAAGTAATGCACAAGATGCATTTGATGAACACGACCCAGACATTATAATAATAGAGAAGAAAGCCAGTGGGCAATCGTTAATACAAGATTTACGACGAGCAGGATTACCAATACTTGAATATACTCCTGATCGTGATAAAGTAGCGAGAGCCTATGCTGCCTCACCCTTGGTAGAGTCAGGTCGAGTATGGTTGCCAAATAAACTGTGGGCACAAACATTATTTGATGAAGCCGTCAGTTTTCCGAATGCGGCACATGATGACCAAGTGGATGCGATGGTAATGGCGATACACTATATGAAAGATTCTTGGCACTTGCAACATCCCCATGATCCGTATTATAGTGATAATGACAACACTTATAAAAAAAATAAGGCAACCTACTGGAAGGTATCTAATTAATTATGGCAATAGAAAAGAATCCCAATGACATAACGGCACCAATTGATGTAGCTAAAGACAAGCTTAATACACAGTCTGAAGCTTTAGGTATTGATGTAAATATAAATGAAGAACAAGAAGAAGATTTAGCTGTCAATGTAGACCCAACAACGGGTGAAGTTGAGATGGCTTTGAATGAAGA